AGAGGTCTTTCCACCATCTTCCATGAATGATGTGTTTTGCTGTTGTATACCCTGGCCCATGTTACCCATTGCCATCATTCCTACGTTTCTCTGTGTAGCGTCCTGAGCCTTTTTCATCTTTTGAGGATTCCTGTCAAAGGCCCATCCTGCAAGTTTCCCTACTTCTGAACCAACAACACTTCCCACAGGACCAAATAGTCCACCAACTGCTCCACCAAGATCACCTCCTAGTTGTGATCCTGCATTGTCTCCATAGAGCTGCTTGGTTGTCTGGCCAATCAGATTACCACCAGCACCAGTGAGGAATGCTCCCACATTAGCTTTCTGAAGAGGAGTATATCCCTGGTCATCATAGATTGTACCAGAGGCATATGTGTTTTGTATTTCTGTTTTATGACCTTTCACCTTTGTGCCAGTCTTTGCCAGGGCATTTGTACCCACGCCATACACAGGGAAGAACTCTTCTCCTGTGTTCTGGAAATCTTCTGGACGTGCATATTGCCTGCGTTGTTGTTCAGGTTTGGTCCTGCTTGCTGCAAGAGTGACATCGCTGACACCTTCCCATTGCTGAGCTTTCTTCAATGCTTCTTTCTCAGCTTTTATCTTCTTGATACCTCCCATTATTTTACCAGGAAGATCAACCATTCCACCAAGTTTTCCCATTATTCCAGCACCAGCTCCTGCACCACCGCCTGTTCCAGACATCCCTTGGGATGTAAGAGATTGTTGTTGTGACAGACCTTCGATGACGTTCCCACTTAGATCAAGTTGTTGGCCTGTGGCATCTCCAGAAAGATTATATCCCAATTGCTTAGGCATGCCAATGTTCTGTTGTCCAGGATTAAACCCTAAACCTTTTTTAGGAGCCTGACCAAGAGCTGCTAATATGGCATCTCCATCCTGGGCCTTTTTCAACTTTTCACCAAGCTTGGCTTTTTTAAAAGCACCACCATGCTTTGCCATGAAAGATTCCTCTGTGGGGAATTTCTTGTAGAACTCCTCTACTGTGCCAACTTTAGCGATTTTGAGAATTTGTGCTTTCATATCATTTATATTTATTCAACCATCCCCCACGAGTAGGTTTGTTATAATTTGTAAAGTTAGTCAATTGATCTAATTTGTCAAGCTGCAAGGCTGCTCCTTCTTTAGCCTTTCCACCATTTCTTTTTTGCTGGGAAGCAGCTGCTCCTATCCCAACAGCTGCAGGAACAGTTCCCCACATATCATTCATCATCTTACGAAAGTTATTGGGAGAATTAATCATGTCAAACCATTGAGGATCTATTCTATATTCACCTGATTTACCTTTCTCAATTATAGTATCTATATCATCTGCCGTAAATCTGGTCTCAGGAGTTGCTTTCTCTGAATACAAGATCTGTTGTTTCCTTGCACGAATCTCTGTTGGTTCCAATAAATAGTTTTGATAACTTCCGTCAATTCTACGATTAAGATTGAAAGGTCCTTCCAATAATTCTATATCACGAGGATTAAAAAGATTGCCAGCAGCGTCTGCACCATGCGATGCTTCATGCACCATCGTATTAGCTCTCTGATATGGACCTAAGTATTTTCTAACATAGTTTTTAGATTCAAGTGTTCCAGGAAATGTCCAACTGGTTCCCAGTGCCCCTTTTGAAACAGTAGGTCCCTCTCCTGTCAAAACTTTGTTCAATATATTCTTCAAAGGAGTGCTATGTTGTACATCAGCATTTCCTTTAGCTATCCTATCAACAAAATTGGCAACTCTTTCATCAACTGATTTGTTCACATGTTCCATTATACCTTCTTCCCATGGAGAAATTCCCAGTCTATGAAGAGTCTCTTCTGCATGCTCCATATTGGTATTTCTGAACTTTTTAATTGTTGCAGGATCTGTATACCAATCTCTTAGATATTTATTTCCTCTTTCAAGCTGTGCAGCAGCTTCTTTGTGGAACTTGGGATCAACAGTCTTGCGAATGTTACGTATTGCATTTTTTGCCAGACGGGGAACATCCCTAAGATCAGCAGAACCTATGGCTTTGTCAACTATCTTACCAGCTCCTTTTTGCATGCCTGCACCCAGTAGTTCTCCTGCAAGAACACTTGATGCAGCATCTGCTGTCATTCCTGCACGGTTCAACCATCTGTCTGGATTGTCAGATCTGCCTTCTTCAAGCTGTTCTTCTGATGTAGGAGAAAACATCCCACCAGAATATTTATCCAGCCATCCTGCAGCCTGAGGACTAATTCCTTGTACAGCATCTGCTACAGCACTTCCTCCAAATGTTTCGACAGCGTTCAGCATTCTTGTTCCAAGATCTGGCAGAAACTGTGGCTCACCTGGAGAATAACGATTATCTGATCTGGGACCTATCGTAGCTGTAGGTTGCATCTCATCCAACCTGGCCTGCTCGCTAAGATGTTTGGCTATGTTAATTGCATTATAATCAATAGGTGGTCTGTTGACTTTTGTAGCATCTGCTGATGCAGTCATGCCATTCTTACTTATAGATTTTGGCTCGAAGTCAAGACCTTGCTGATAATATCTCATATTTCCACCATCAGCAAACTGTCCTCCCCATGCAGGAGAATAATTCCTACCTTTTGTATCATTGCCCATTCCTACAAATCCCTCAGGAAGAGACACCTTACTATCGTTATAGTTGTCTAACCATCCTTTCATTTGTAAGAGATTTGAGCTGGTGTTACAATGAATTGGCTGACCAGGTGAATGTCTGATCTGTCATCTAATATGTGTCTCACCTTGAGGTCCTTTGCCCTCAATGGTTCCTTTCTAAATGATCGTTGAGAGTAGTCCATGTTGTCCTGGTTCAATATCTTGTCGATGGACAATGTCTCGCAGCTCGATAGGAAGAGTCTCTCTCCCCTGTTCTTCACCACTGACCAGAAAGTATTGTACTGATAGAAGTTGTCACTCTTTGTGAAAGTGATCACCTTGCCATCAGTTTCAAAGATTGGATACTGCATGTAGGCCTTCATGTTATTTAAAGGCTTTGCCACGAGATTCAACAGTCCTGAACACTGCTGACCATTGTAGAGAATTGCCTTATTGAACCAGGCGTTGTTCAATTCAATCTTGTCTGTATATGAAAAGACTCCTGTCCCATTGTGGGTGTACTTATAAACCCTTGTATAATCCTTTACATTCTGAAGGATTTCATCCTGGAAGTTGTATGAGAAAGGATACTCAATAATGTATGGTCTTGTCACACCATAGTAGGAGTTATACACCTCGATATTGGTAAGATGCCTCCACAAACAAGCTGTCCTTGTAGTGATGAAAGGTGTATTTACTATCTCTAAAGGAGAAAGTGTATCTACCCTGATAGTCTTGGATACCTTGCAGTCTCCTGTAGATGTCAGAGTAATCATCGTGACACTACTATCTACAACATAGCTGATACCTTGAATCAGAATATCCCTGGTAACATCTGCTGCTACGACATTTTGAAATTCATCAGTTATGGTGAATTGTCCAGAATTTGCACTGGCCCTGGTCAACTTTATGGTAATTGTCTTTGACATTTTATATCATTTTAAACTAATGTAAAACATGCAGCCACTGCTGTCCAAGGCTTAGATCCTGATACTGTAAAGGTCATTGTTCTCGAACCTCCACCATATGCTGCCACTGTATTAGACTGTGCTCCTGTGCCATACGTTGTACCTCCTGCATTATAATTTCCAAAATGGAAGAGAGAATCACTTACAGAAGAATAATTAAACACTGTCAATGATTCAGACCAAACAACCGCTTGATAAATTACAGCTCTTTTACTAGCTGGAATCGTAAACGATGCACTTGCAGCTGTACCAGTTCCGCTTCCTACTCCAGAGTTAGATGCAGTTATGTTAACAGAACTTTCGATCCAGTCCATCTGGGCACCTAAGAATAATCCACCAGCATTTGGTATAGATACAGTGTGACCACCAGCTGATACATTATTGATATACCACACCTCAACATAGTTAGTACTGTTTGCCAGTGTAAAGTTGTTACCATCTAATGTTGGAGTGCCTCCTGTCCTGTTTGCAGTTCCCCTTATTGCCGTAATACTTAATATTAATGCATTTGCACCTGACGGTGTCGTTACACTAACATCATAAGGAGTAGTAGATTGATCTCCAGAGTTATTGTCCCACTCACGGAATATTTCATTGAGTACAGGAGGAATTGATGTAGTTGTGGTAGATGTTGTTGTAGTAGTTGATGTACTAGTAGTTGTGGTTGTAGTTGTATATACAGCACTAGATTCACCTACTAACGTACAAATAGGAACATAAGCAGTTGTTGTTGTACTTGTAGTTGTACTGGTTGTGGTAGTTGTACTGGTTGTACTTGTAGTTGTACTTGTAGTTGTTGTAGTGCTGGTTGTAGTGCTAGTTGTAGTTGTACTTGTAGTTGTTGTACTAGTTGTAGTTGTTGTAGGTTCTGCGGTTGTCGTTGTGCTTGTGGTTGTTGTGGTTGGAGATGCTGTTGTAGTTGTGCTGGTTGTTGTACTGGTTGTGCTGGTTGTAGTTGTTGTTGTGGTTGTATAACAAACTCCTCCAATGTTTGCAGTAGCCTGTCCATTTAGATCAATATCATCCTGAGCCTGTTGATCAGCGTCTTCTTGGGATATCATTGACATGTACGTATTGGCAGGTACAGTGTACCAGAAATCACTCCCAATCTCTCCAGGAGGACAATCATCCTTGGTGAACAGTTGAGACATCAACACATTGTAATACACTATTACGGTGGTTGTAGTGCTTGTAGTAGAAGTGCTTGTAGTAGAAGTGGTTGATGTTGTAGTACTTGTAGTGCTAGTGGTTGTAGGGACGATATAATAGATATCGTATACATCGCAAATGCCTTGAGATGTCACTGTAAGCACGTTGACAAGATCGCTTATTGTGATCTGTACGCCAGCAAGCAACTGTGCCTTGGTTACAACTTGAGGTACAGCATTTCCTACATCACAAGTAATTGTGAAGTTTGGCCCAGTATCTGTTCCCAAGGTATCGTATGTAAGTTCTACTATCATGGCGGTGTTATTATGTCAACTGTAAGATCTCCAAGATCACAATCAGGTATAGTTGTAGTTGTAGTTGTTGTAGTTGTATCTGCCACAGGAACTCCTACAATGAAATCAATGTCATCACAGCAATCATTCTTTCCAGAATAGAAGAAATTGTTCTCAGCTATATAGAAATTTGGTATATAACTGTGGAATGAAATCCAGGATTTGGTATTCATGTTGTAGGAGATAGTCCATGATTTGTTACAGAAATATTGATCGTCTGTTAACTGGACAGGAGTCTTTTTGATGAAGTCTGATACTTGTTCCTCCAGATAGAATGTTTGTGTTTCTGCGTCATGTGTGATATTCAATCCTTCGTGAGGAATATAGTCTATCTTGGTAATGATTACCCTATCATATTTTGAATCGTAGACCCCATGAAGGCCTATTCCATTGAAGTGGTTGTCAGTATCGACTTCAGGAAAATATCTCAAGATTTCAAACGCCAGGTGGTCAGTAAAGAATCTGTTCATACCTGATCCAAATCCAGAAAGGTCAACTGCTTCTCCCTGGCCAGTAATCAGAAATATCTGCCCACGTTTTACGTCAGCTGTAATCTGTCCCTGTGGAATCTTCAAAAGGAACTTATTTTGTGAGCCAATGTATCCCAGATCTGTTTCAGCAAAATCAATGGGAGGATTGGCAAACATGTTTGGATTGCCTACATAAGCAGCCTGAGGATTGCTTGTATCAATCGTCAGAAGACTGTTGTACATCAATGTTTTGTTCTCAAACCTTGCAAGGATAGCCCTGTTCTGGATACCATCCAGAGATGTAAGCTTTCCAAAGTTCTGTGGAAAGTCATGGTAGGACGTTGCTTTATAGTTCAGCCAGGCATTCACCGTATTGTCAGCATCTGTTTCCTGAGGATCAGAGTAAACTGCCCTGAATGGATAATAGGTGTGACAAGGTTTGTCCCAGTCAACTGGAAGGTGAGTAAATACGTTCTCCTTATTTTGCTTTGAGAAGCTCACATTGTAGTAATAGGTGTTGTCCTGAGCGATTGTAACAAAACTCTCCTGTACCCAATCATCAGGAATTCCTGTGCTCACATGTGGCCAGAAATCACCTTCCCTGTTATTAAATGCCTGCCTGAGGTCCAGGTTGTAGGAACTCTCACAATAGAAGCTTGGTATGCCATACGCAAACAGATAGAAGTATCCGTCATAGTATGCCAGAGTATTGCTTCCACTTGTATCTCCTACTGTCGCAGTAGTAGATGTAGAAGTAGTGCTTGTCGATGTGCTTGTCTGTACAACAGGTTCAGCTATTGAATCGTTAGGGCAATCAAAGTTATGAGCCTTGTATGCAATGATGTTCGAAAGGAGTCCACCGTTTGACATATAGTCTTTGAGGATGGAACGAGCTGAATGCCAATACTTTGGATAGGCAACGTTACCAATTTCATCATAGAATATATCACTGTCATCAGGAGCTTTCACCCTGTTGTCAATGAAGAATGGAAGCTTGGTCTTAAATGCAAAGCGTCCAATGAACGTGTCACCACCAAAGATTGTAGCTGTACCACTCTGTGAAACTTGTCTCTGGAAACCAGTATCAATTGTCTGGTAGGAGTAAATCTGCCCCCACTGGTTGATTATATTGTTCTTCAGAGATGCGTAGTAGGATACAACATTGATATCTGTCTCCTTGGCAGGCGTGTTGCAATGACCTATTTCAGAGATTGTGAACCTGGAATAGTCAGTTACAACAGGGAGTCCTCCAGAGTCAAGAGTTGGAGTATCGCTTGGGAAAGGCAGTTCTGTCTGTGTTTTTAAAAACACAGATGTTTCACGGTTAAAGTTGTTGATGTTATGGTCATCTCCTACGTTCTGCACACCAGGAATCAAATATCTTGAGATATCAATGTTCCTCTGCTTGACACCAATGTTGTTTGGTATGGCAGCACAGTAGTTATAATCAGCAATTGAATTGAATGAGTAGGCAAAGTTTCGCCTGGTTATACCATTTACATATATCTGAAGGTATGCCTGATATGCTGTAAACATCGCTGTGGCATCAAAGTCAGATGTAATGTTTCCCAGAGTGTTCGAACTATCAAGAGCAACTCTTTGAATCTCCTCTGTGATAAGTTTGTACCTGGCATTATCCTTCACCTCTGTAAAATGGGCCTTGCCAGCACCGTACATCACACTCTCAAGCTTGAGAATGTTCCCAAGGAAAGGTTGTCCAAAGGATGTTTCAGGAGAGTTGAAGATCTGCCTCAACTTGTCAGACATGGCAGGCAGTTGGGAAGTTGTCCCACAGTCAGTAGTTGACGTATGGATTCCTATCAGCGTACAACGAAACGTACCCTGTCCATCTACTTGTTGAGGACCGTTTGTACCAATGACTACTCTTATGGTAGCTGTGTCACTGCAATCGCTAATAAAGTTGGATGCACATAAGAATCGTGTAGTGTAACCAATCACTGGATCAGTCCATCCAACTCTTAATCCTTGAACAAGACTTTTGTTCATTACATACCACTCTTCATAATTGGCAAGCCCAACCTGACCATCTGCAGGAGCAACTATTACAGGCTTTGTAGTGGAGCATATCTCGAATCCTTCAGGCTCATTGGTATATACACGCTTGGTGGCAATCTTGTTGTTGTCACAGTCTGTGTACTGGATGTCAGCATAGCTTAGACTACCATTGGGGTCATTTGCGTACACTGCAATCTGAACATCGTACACTTCACAAATCTGATCAAAGGCATTGTTTGTTTCTGTCAGGAAAGGATCTTCCCTCAGATCGTTATATGGATAGTTGGGATAGTAGAAGTCTTCCTCTTCCCTGGTGTACTTTCCTACATTCCTGAGAATACCTTTTGCTACAATTGACTTGTTTGTACCCCTATCACCCCTGACAATCTTGAATCCTGCAATAGCTTCCTTCTGTGATTGAGTAAGACCAGAAGCATTTATCAGGGAAGATATCTGCTGAATGTCAACACGAACACCAATAGGAAAAATTGCATCATTTCCCATGGCCATGTTATCAGCATCTACAAATATTTTTGTTTCAAAGATTGGTGAAACCAATACATCAGGGAACTTGTGATGCCTGATTTTCTGACCAGCCAAAGCTCCCCATACATCCTCGTTGCAAGGATATTCTTCTGCACTCTCCCAGTAGGCAAAATCACCATACTGATAGGGTCCTTTGTATGTAGGATCAGCAGAATACCCCTCTGAGAATCCTATGACAGAACCAGTGTTGTATATCTTCCAATAGGGAGAATATCCTACACCACCAGATTCATAGTCTGGATTGCCAACAAAATCAGGATCTGTATCTGGTACATCAGGAGTTGCCTCAAGTGGGCCCTTGATCCTGCCAGGAATATGGAACCCATCTGTCTGCTTGCCATTGTTCAGGAGAAACACAATCTCGTAAGGATAGATTTCATCTCTCAGATAGCTTCTCAGATTGGCAGCATTTGTCTCATCAGCGTAACTCTCTGTTGCAGGAATTCTCCAGCTCTCCCATTGAAGGGTTATGTTGGTGGCAATCTTCTGATAGTTGATCCTATCAATAGATGTAAGTCCTTCCCATACAAGAATTTCCTGGGCTGTGGTTACATCCTGAGCTATCTCATAATAGGGATATTTCTCAAAGATGTCATTGATTGCTAAACGTAGGGCAGAAACATCTGCTCCTGTATATGTAATCTGTTTGGATGTAGCGTCAATGTTGTATGTACCTATCAGTTCAACTGATGATATGTCATTTACTGTCTTAATTACAGCCAGGTTAAAATATTGAAACTGGCCAGTGCTGTCCAGGTTGGTTATATCAACAACGATTGATTTACCTACAGGATAGTTGAAGTTCACAGAAGTGATGTTAGGATCAGCTATTGGTGTAGGATTGGTGATTGAATAGTATGACGTATAAGGGTTTCCTGCTGAATCTGAATACTGAATGGCAAACTGGTATACACCAGCAACCAGATTTCCACCAGAGACAACATTGGATACTGCCAGTGACGGGATTGAGAAGTTAGGTTGGATGAGCAACTGGTTGCAGTCTACATCATCAGTATATATAGGACTGCAGAAGGGACTTCCAGTTTTTAAGATCTTAGGAATGTCATCGATGTCCAGATATCTTCGAGGATTCAATCCATCAGTCCAATAGATCTCTGTGCCACAATTACTTATCTTGTGTACAACTTTCTGAATAGGGTAGCTTATGTCGAAGTTCAGACATGGAGCATTGACCAGGACTTTGTACTGGCAATCATTGTTGTCCATATATCCAATCTGGCTCCCTCCTGTTGTAGGATTTACCATGAAGAATATATGTTTGTTCTTCTCATTGATGTTATGTGTGCCAATCAATATCCATTCATCAGGAAATGTCAGGCAAAATTCATTGCCTTCCTCATTCTGGTAATTGACAGCGTTGGCATCAAAGTTCTCAACAGCAGCATTCAGTGCATAGGTGAGACTCCCCTTCTTGATCTGATTGGGAGTTTGGTCCATGTTAAGACCCACCGTAGCATTGTTGTACTCCTGTCTTATATTACCTTGTTCCTGCTCAGCCATGGTTATAAATATTGTAAAGATGTTTTATTTTTATATCTTCCTTGAAGATAACATCTTAAAGTGGAATAATTTATATTTAATATTTCTGCAGCATCTTTTGCAGAAGGATATATCTCATTAGTTATAGTATCTATTACTTTTTTAGCAAAAGGACTTTTTCCTTTTGTTAATCCAAACATAGGATGTTTGTCTCCTATTCTACCAAAATTAGGATTAAGTTCTCCAATAGTCCCATATCTTGGAGCATCTTTTCCTATCTTTCCTTTCCAATACCCAATGTTTCCAAAAGCAGGATGATCCTTTCCAAATTTACCATACATTGTATTATTTACTCCTGAATGAGCATTACTCATTTTTTGCTTGGTAATAGTTGAAGCTTTCCCATTGCTACCAGGCTCTTGAAGATTAAGCATCTCAAATCCTAAATCTTTATAATATTTCCAGTAAAAAACTTCTTTATTATTTAATTCTTCCTGAGTGATATTTATAGAACACTCTTCTATTATTTCAATTATATGTGCATCAAATCCGTACTTAATAAGAGATCTGTATATTCTAACTTGTCCTTTACATCTTAGTTTTTTATACTTACTTTTTCTACTAACCCAGTTTCTAGATTGTCCAATATAAATCTTATTTAAAGGATTTGTAATTTTGTATATTACAGGGTATCCATATCTAATTATTTCTCCTTCTACCATATCTATTTGTTCTATTTGGAAGTTCGTACATGTTGAATCTGTTCAGATCTTGTTTTACTCTACGTTGTTTATCATATGGTGTCTGTTTTTTAATCTCTATCATTGCCATTATGAAGGCTTCGTCACAGAGTTGTTTGTAATAAACAAGCTTCTGTTGCAGTTGCTGAAAGGTTTCATCATTAACCTGGTTGGTCAGCATCTCGATAACTTTGTATTTGATGAAGGCCTCTACATATTCCCTGATACGATAGTTGTCAGGAATCATCTGGTTGCCCACTGAATCATATTCATTGGCATAGAATACAAGATGAACAATCCCACATCTGAAGTTGGTGACAAACTTATTATCCCTGACATCAAATGAGTCATATGCTGCAGATCCTGGAGTGAACTCATGCAATGGTGGAGCTGCCTGATAGAATTCCCACGCATTACTGTAATCAACGTCACAATGTTGCCTTGCGGATATGTTCCCTGGTTTAAGCAAGAACTCTTTTCTGTAGCTCCTTGGTATAGAATGATTGGTCTTGTACACTGCCTGAAGGATGTCTGGAAGACAGTTCCCTGTACATGCTGGATTCTGACAGTTGGGGTTATTACAAGGCTGGCCATTGATCGTCAAAGGAGAGACTTGTATTGTTGTAGACATTGTCTGCGAATAGAAAGAATTGGGGAGCTGGTAAGGAGTGGCTCCTTCCTCGATACATTTCCAGGCTTCTCTTACAGCAATGAAATTATCAGGCAATCTTGCCTCATAATCTTCAATGAATAATGCTCCTTCAGCAATAACGTAAGAGGATCTACCAAGCTTCTGAAGACATTTGTCCAGATAGGTAGGAAACATCAGATCATCCACTGCCCCTGTATCAAAGTAGCTTTTAAACTCTTCCTTGACGGTAGAATAGACTTTTTCTGGTGTTGTGAAGTTGTATCTGTAATAATAGCTCATAATTTATTTTTTCCATTCTTGGTACAAATGCTGATATTGATCGTTGGTCTTTAAGTAGTGCGACAATAGTCTGGAAGTAGCCCTGCAAGGTTTAAAGTACCAGAGATCTGCATGCTTGAACCTTGCACTGGGTTTGAACCACGTCCACCCAAAGAAATAACCTTCAGTGTGGAAGTTAAAATTGTATATAAGTTTACCTTTTGCCTTAGTCTTTTGCCAGTCAACAGGAAGAGCTATGTGCTCTTTTCCATCGTATTCAACTATCTTCTTTCGCTTCTTCTTGTTTATGGAGAACTCTCCAATACCAAAAGGAAGCTTGGCTTTGTCTCCTGTTTCAAGAATATAATCCCTAAAGGACTCATTGAATGTGTAAACGATCTGTTTCCATTCATCCAACGAAAGCTTTATGTTGGGATTCTTCTTACAGAAGTCTATGTAATTGTCTTTGCTGGAGCTTCTCCAATCGATCTTGACTCGCATTATTTCAGATTTGGTGCATTTGGGGCCTGACCATCTATGCTGTCCTGTGTAAGATCTGTTTTGAGTCTGAAGTAGGTAGTTAATAGTTTTTGCGATGTGAGTTCAAGCACCTGTTTTTCCAGATATCCAGGAAGAGCAGCATCCTTATCCAAAGGATTTTTGCACCACTCTTCATCTGTAACCTGGGATGTTCCACATCCACATTCAGGATACATCAGCTCATTTGGGATGTCTTCCTCAAACAGAGCTACAAATCGCACAGCCTGGAGCATAGGATTGCTGACATACAGATAACCGTTAGATATCCAGAAGTACTCTTCCTTTTTAATAACAGGAAGTCTCAGGAGATTTGTATATCTGTTGACAGTGATTTCTTTTATCTTCTTTCCCTGGCCACCCATTGCATTGATTGAGTAGACACCTTGTATGACATACTGATAATTTCCTTCAGATATACGAGGTAATTTGTTCACACTTCGTGCTACCTCACAGGGATCAACATAATCACAACATTCAGAGATTGGAACTGGACATAGTTCAAGACATGGAATCGTAGTGAATAATGTATCAGTGGCCCAGAGTTTTCTAAGATTTGTCTCCCTCTTTATAAGCAGGAGAGAATTGTTCCTAATCTCAGACATGATTGCTCGATCCGTAATCAAAGAATCTGTTGAAAGAAGCTTGTGCGTGGACCGTATATCTGAAACTAATTTTCTATATGTTGCCATATCAAGGGTAATTAGTTAAAATTGCAGTAAAGATATGTTTTTATAAAGACTTTGTCAAGGGTATTTTAACCAAAGAGGTTAGCTTCCAATAACTTATTATAATCAATTTAATTAAAAATAAACTCCCCTGAGTTTTCACCCAGGGGAATTAGCATCCTGTAAACCAACAAAAACAGGATGTTTGTCTATAATGTAAATATATTACCAGTAATGTACATATCAGCTGTTACAGGCGTGTTTAATATAGATGTTTCAGTTGATGGACATAAACTAGAATCATATGCAGCATCCACATAAAGATCTCCTGTGTTGACAGATCCTGAGCAGTCCACATACATATATGCATCAATGTCATCATTCAAGTCAGCTGTAAATGAACCACTATTTGTAAGTGTTTCATCAATCATCAGATCTCCATTTTTATATATCACAAGTTGTTGACCAGACTGATTATTTTCTACTGTAAAGTCCCAATATACAGTATAACTGGTAGGAAGTTCAGTAGTGGTGGTTGTTGTTGTCGTGCTTGTTGTTGTGCTTGTTGAAGTTGATGTACTTGTTGTAGAAGTTGATGTACTTGTTGTAGAAGTTGATGTACTTGTTGTAGAAGTTGATGTACTTGTTGTAGAAGTTGATGTACTTGTTGTTGTTGTTGTTGTTGTTGTGGTTGGTGTAGCTGTAGTGGTAGTAGTAGTGGTTATCGCAGCTACATCTTCAAGATATACATCATACGTATCACCAACAGCACTTGTAATAGTCGTACTCTTAATCTGATTACCATTTACAAGAGAGCTGTAAACAAGAGATCCATTCCTGTATATCTTAAATATACCATCATCACTGTAACTTGTAACCAATCCTTCTACAAATGAATGACTTCCATCTGTCAATATCCAAGTCACACTCTTAGAAAGTCCTTTGCCAACATCAGCTCCAAACCATAATTGATTACCATCTACACTGGCAGGCTGCATCCAGGCAGTGCTGGTTGTAGCATTGTTGTAGAAATTGAAATACACTGTACCACTTGGAATAGGAGTGGTGGTTGTAGAGGTTGTTGTTGTTGATGTTGTAGAGGTGGTAGTGGTTGTGGTGGTCGATGTCGTAGTGGTAGTAGTTGTAGTGGAAGTTGTAGTTCCTTCAACTGTAAGCACTATGAAATTTGTACATGTTCCTATAGATTGAATCTTCATGTACGCTGTACCTTCTGCTACAGTGTAATCTACTCCAGCAGGATCTGTAAGAAAAGCTTTCGCCACACCCGTTGCTACAAGTGTCCATGCAGAATCATCTGGAGAACTATAAACGTTAAAAGTAGGGCCTGTGTCAACCCCTGCACTTGTGAGCTTTACATTTACAACCATTTCAGTTTATTTTATGTAGGAATCATTGTGGTAGTTGTGCTTGTAAGATTGTAAAGAGCAACCTTTAATTCGCAAATTGCCAGATCTATCTTTTTCATGGCCTCTGTAAAATTCTCACATGTACGTATTCCTGTACATGGAAGATTTGGGCCAGTGTAAGACATGTTATCTGACTGAATTGGCTGAGCTTCGCAATTTCCACAACCACAACCACCAGGGCTGCATTCTGTTTTAGGAACCATAAATCCACCTCGATAAACGTATTCCATTTCTTAAGGAATGTACATTATATAATAACAAGCTATTGCAGGCTGATTATTTGCATGTGCTCCACCACCTCCAGCAGTTGCAACTACAGTTACACTATCTACAGTGATGGCAGGAGTGACCGTACTGGTCTTTCCTAAAGTAGCCACTGTAAAAGTTCCTTTAATTCTATATGACAGGTTATCAGCAACCTCAAGATTAGCAGTAGCATAGTTCAATCCACTTACACCAGGAGCACCTGATCCTTCTGGAACATCAGTGTTGAATTCGTAGTGAAAGTGACCAACCTGACTTGCAGTAGCTGTTGCAGAGTGTGTATGATTAGGAACCTGAGCTGCTGTAAGAGTGACGCTATTGGCACCAGATTTCGTCCATGATCCAGGAGTTGCTGTATATGTAGGATTGAATCCTCCAGGCAAAACAGCAGCATCTGCTGGGAAAGATCCCATCATGTCGGTGTCACCTATAGGCATCCTTCCCCTCATGTCAGGAGTAAGGCCATTGTAACCATTGCAGAGATATATATTCTCCCAGTCAGTACCAATGATACCAACTCCATTGGCTCCAAATTTCCCCGTGAGATCACCAAAGAATGGATAAGCCACATAGGGAACCATTTTGTTTGACATCTTTGTTGTACTGGTTGTATGAGTTGCCAGGTAATTGGCAATGTATGCATCCAACTGAGCTCCATTACTGGAATAGTTTGTAGCAAGATTCAAGGCCAGAGCCCCTACACTGGTGTTCAAAGTACAGAGGTTGTCGATGACTGCCTGAAGTATGTCGTGTGTTCCTGAGGAAGCAATAACTCCAGCGAGACAGTTTACAGTGTAATCAGCTTCGATGACATTCACTTTGTCTGCAACAACTGTAATTTGTGCCTGCAGATTACAGGCAGCCCTGATTAGGACAGACAATACATCTACTAAATTAGGATTGGGATATTCAGCAAGAAGATCAGCAATCAACGGACATATAATTTCTGCATCGAATGTTGGATAGATTCCTGTTCCATCCAATACAGACACAAGATATGTAGTTAATTGTTCCTCTACTTTTGACAGAGGGTCACCATTAGTAATTCCCAACGCTGGAATTGAAAGCCCTGTATATTTAACGCACTGGTCAGAGGTGATCTGGCCACAGCCATTGAAACAATTTGAACAGCTCATTTATTTGAATATTAGAAGTTTGACTTTACTAGCGATCATTTCTACAGTGTAGCAACCAGCATATTCTGAATTGCAGTATTTGTATGTCAGAATCCTCTGATAGTTCAGGAGATCATACATTACATTTGGATCAATAGGTTGGTTTAGAGAAAACACAGTGTTGTTGTATAATTTCTTCCCCAACTCAAAGAGTTTGCAATTGATATCAGCCAACAGAGTTGGGATATCAACACACGCTATACAATTTGTAAGTCTGGGTGTTAACATAATTTATTTTTTAACTTGTGATGCACAGGCTGTACAAAGACCGTTCTTCAACTGACAGCCACAGCCAACTTTTGCTCCACATTTTTTACAATTTGCCATATCATTGTGGTTTAAACGTAATTATTTCCAGAACAGCCACAGTTGTTTGAAACGAAGCGATTGAGCATCTTGTTTGCTGTAGCATACAATTTCTCAGCTTCAATTACTGCACAGTTATTTGCAGCAGCCACGGCCCCCTGAATGAAGAAATAAATTGTGCTAAGATCAACCTTAGCCTGGGTCTTGATTGCCTTGTCACATTCCATCATGTCAAGCTTCATGAATGCAGAATCAAACTTCTCCTGAAGCTGGTCTACACGCATAATTGATTTTTCTACACTATACCATGTCACAAGGTTGTACAACGCTTCATATTTCAGATAGTATACACCATCAGGAAGAGGTACAGTGGGATCTCCTACAGCAGTAATCCCCAATGTGCTTGATGAATACACATTGAAATCGTTCATGTTAAAAGCCAAAGAAACCACTCCAAACCCTGGAACAGTTATCTCTATCGTAGGAGATGTCATCAAAGGAGGAACCAGATAGACAGATGCGTCAGCTATCCCTAATGTTTTTGTATTGTACGTTGGAATTACGAGTATATCAAGTACGGGAGTTGCCATGTGTTTAAAATAAATATGCCAGAGGATTTGAGAGATCCTCTCGTACCCTCTGGCATAGGTTTATCAATCTAACTATTCCTTACGGAATCAAGGTTGTAGTTGTAGTTGTGGTTGTGGTTAAACCAGTTGTAGAAGTCGTGGTTGTGGTGGTAACACAGAGATTATCAACATCAACAGCTCCAAGAGCAGCTTCCAGTACAGTCTCAAGGGCTGTAGCGAATGCTCCACCAGCAATAGCAGCGATGATCACCATGCTGTCTTCTTTGACGTAGTCACCCCAGGTTTGAGCAGACTTGTCCATATCATTGAACTTGATATAGTAGGTGTCATAAACCTGGCCTGAAACTGCATAGCTTTCGAAGTTGGCATTGTAACCAGCAATCCTGTACAGATGCTTCAAGTAACCAGCCTGGTAGCTGTAGTAGTTCTTCTCAAGCTGAGCGATTTCTTCATAAGTACCAGTGGCATATGATGCACGTTGGATAACAAAAGATTCAGCAACAATGTTACAGTTATCATCAACGATGAAATC